AAGGCTGTTCGACCTGCCGAGCGACCGACTTGCGCGCAACCTCGATGAGGGCGCTCACCGTCCCATCAGTGGCGTTGAACGACGCAGCATGGACCGCCTCAAAACCCTCGGGCGACAGAAAGAGCCCTATCTTTTCGGCGTCCCCAAGCTGCTGAAACAGATCGTAGAGGTCGCGACCCCCGCCGACGTTCAGGAAGGTCGCTTCCCAGATGATATTCTCCACATCGTCGCGGAGGTGCTGGACAAACCTTTCGAGTTGCCGATCCAGCAGGGGCGGCGGGTTTTCAGCTCCCGTCAGGGCATAAATAATTTGGCGCACAACACTCTCCCGTGAGTTGGCTGCGGCGCCGGTCACGCGCCGCAGTCCGCTTGTCAGACGCTGAAGCCTTCGGCGGGCACCCCGTAAAGAACGCCGACTGCTTCGGCCAACTGCTGTTGCTGTTGCTGTTGCTGTTGCTGTTGCTGTTGCTGTTGCTGTTGCTGTTGCTGTGACGACTTGGCTAGCGCGTATTTGTCCGCCAAGAGGTCGGTCGACTTCAACACATCATGGCTGGCCGAGATCGAGGCCGGGCCGATGGACAGCTCCACCGGGAAGGCAAACGCAGGTGCGCTCAGTGACAGACCGCCGGCCACGACCGCAATTATCGAGGCGCAGTTCATCAGTTTCATGATTGTCTCTCCATAGATTGTTACCTTCGCAGATTTAGCGGATGCTGTGTTCTGCAACTTAGAGGTTAGTTTTTCCTTTCTTGAAAGTCAACGATTCGTGATAGTCAACGATCATGGCTGAGCCGCTCGGCTGGCGGCCGGCAGCCTTTTCCGAGATCGACCCCTTCGCCTGCCATGTGCTGGCGCACCGCCATCGCGCCACCCGGCCGCTGTTCATGCAAGAGCCCAGTACGGCGGCGGGATTCGTCGAACGCCGCAAACGGATGGCCGCGATCAAGGCCGTGGCCGGGCTACCTGATCCGGACGCACCGAACCTCACCCCGAACTTCGGCGATCTCGAAGCCTGGAGAACCTGGCCCGATGCAGCTTTCGATCTTCTCGTTGGTGGAACACCCTGCCAGTCCTTCAGCGTCGCGGGACTCCGACAGGGACTGGACGATCCGCGCGGCAACCTGGCCCTCGTCTATCTGGGCGTGGCTGACCGATACCGGCCCCGTTGGCTGGTGTGGGAGAACGTGCCCGGTGTCCTGTCATCGGGCAAGGGACGGGATTTTGGTGCCTTCCTCGGGGGTCTGGGCGAACTCGGGTATGGCTGGGCTGACCCGCGTGCTGGACGCTCAATACGTGCGAACATGCCGCTTTCCCGGCGCCGTTCCCCAACGGCGGCGACGTGTGTTCGTTGTCGGATATCTTGGAGACTGGCGACCTGCCGCGGCGGTTCTTTTTGACGCCGAAAGCCTGCGCGGGAATCCTCCGCCGGGCCGTCGGCCGCGGCAAGACGCTGCCCCCACCCTTGCAGCGCGCCCTTCAGGCGGTGGCGGGCTTGGCACCGACTTCGATCTCGATGGCGGGCTGATCCCTGCGGTGTCGTGTGCGTTGGCGGCACGGGATGCCAAGCTGCCGAGGGCCGAGGACAAGGTAGGGATCATCCCGGTGGCGCATTCCCTGCGCGCCGGCGGGTTCGACGCAAGCGAAGACGGCACCGGGCGCGGCACGCCGCTGGTGCCCATAGCTTTCTCGGCCAAGGACTACGGGGCCGACGCCGGCCACACGGCCCCGACCCTGCGGGCGATGGGCCACGCCGCGAGCCACGCCAACGGCGGCGGCCAGATCGCCGTCGCCATTCAGGAGCGCGCCGTCAGCGAAAACCCCGCCGCCGGTCCGGACGGTGCCGGGTTCCGCCAGGACGGCGCGGCTTACACGCTTGAGGCCCGGACAGTGCCGCAGGCGGTGGCCTTCGATCTGCGCGGTCGCGAAGGTGGCGCGATGCCGGAAGGGCCGCACGACACGGCCAGCATGCGCGCCGCCTCCGGCGGCTCGTCCCGCAGCTATGTGGCGCAGGAGGCGGAAGAACTGATCTGGGCCGTCCGCCGCCTAACCCCCCGCGAGTGCGAACGCCTGCAGGGGTTCCCCGACGACTATACCGACGTTCCCTGGCGCCGCCGGAACTGGACCCCAGACGGGCCACGCTACAAGGCGCTGGGCAACAGCATGGCGGTCAACGTGATGGGCTGGCTGGGGGAGAGGATTGAGGGATTTGTGACTCAGGTTTCGGAACGCGATTAAGAGGCCAGCACTTCGGGGCGGGTTATCCATTCAACTGAGTTTCTTTCCCGGTTGAATCCCCAACTACCCGGCAGCACCAAGCTGCCCCAAGCCACTTCTCCGAAAGTCATCAATAAACTCTGAGACCGGGTCGACTCCGCTTACCATCACGTGATCCATAGGGTCAGGACCCATTGAACTTGCTCTGTCGGCATGATTCAGACTCGGCAAGGAGACCGAGCAATGAGCAACCTTTTCTGGCTGACGGACGCGCAGATGGCGCGTCTGGAACCCTTCTTTCCCAAGAGCCATGGCAAGCCATGCGTCGATGACCGACGGGTGCTGAGCGGGATTATCTTCATCAATCGCAATGGTTTGCGGTGGTGTGATGCGCCCCGGGTATGGCCCGCCGAAGACTCTCTACAACCGATGGAAGCGGTGGGGCGACAAGGGTATCTTTGCCCGGATGATGGAAGGTATGGCGGCAGAAGCGGCTGTTCCGAAGCCGGTGATGATCGACATAGCCCATATGCGCCGTCAGTTCGGCCCCAAGCATGCGCTCCATCAGCCGGACCTTCAGTTCCTTCATCAGCCTTGAGTCGCCCAACAGGTCTTCAGGCCGCTTGCAGCCCTTCAGCAATTCGTCCAGCAGTTCGTTCGAAATCGTCATTGTCCTTGCTCCTCTCAGGAAGCATGGACCAGATCACAGATACACAGAAGGCCGGACACTCTCCACCCGCGTTTCCGAAAGTCAGTCAATACGGGTCGTGTATTGGACCAAATTGGACCGCGCCGGGATCACTGCGCGGCATCCTACATCAATCGTTGGGACTCGGCCAACCCTCTTGATGCGGAACAGTAGACTTGGCTGCATTCTCGATTGATCGAGCCACCTGCTCTGCATCCCAACAGCTTACCCGCTGACTTGGTCTGTGTCAGGCCAAGGGACGCCCGACACGCGGTTCACTAACTCCATCTGTGATCCGCTACGCGCACGTTTGAAATGCATTGTACCCGGCACAGGTTTGTGTGGGAAACCCGCTTGCAGCGTTACGACATTCCAGTGCCAGTCCTCGTGCCCGAATCCCAGCCGCAGGTCATTGGCACGGAACGGAAAGCGGAGGTGGAGGTCGGTCCGTGCGATCGTCAGCGCGTCCCAGCAATTGGTCCAGCTCAGATAAGCCGCATCAAAGAGCGCGGTCTCGGAATCGGTGTGCCACCACAGCAACCGCTTGCGCCCGAACACCAGATTGCACGCGGAATGGGCCACAACGTCAGGCCGTGCCTCGATGAGCGCGTGCCCCGCTACAAGCCAGTTGCGCGACCACAGGTCATCTGCATCGAGGAAAGCAACTGTCCGGCCGACTGCGGCGGCCACCCCGCGATTGCGCGCGCCGCCTGGGTCGCCCTCGTCCGTGGCCAGAAAGCGGGCGCGATCACCGAGTGCGGACCGCAGAACACGAGCAGTCAATTCATCGGCCCGGTCGAGCACTACAACCATCTCGACGTTCAGACTATTCGCGGCCGCCTCGGCCATAGCCGCCTCGGCGCTGCGGGCCGATTGTGCGGCGATCAGCCCCTCACGATGCGCTGTAATGATAACGGTGATATCGACAGGATCGCTCGAAGCAGCGCTCATGATCCGATCTCCGCCACGGCCCGGTCATAGGTGGTACCATCATGGTTGGCTGCGATGCGACGCTGCAGTGCTGCGGCACGCTCTTGGCGCGCACCGGGGTCCGCCAGCATCGACCGCAACGCCGCCTCGTAGCCTGCGAGGCCCGCTTCCGGATCGACCGGCCATCCGGTCCTGCTGTCGATGAGTTCCGGCACACCCCCTACGGCACTGGCCACGATCGGCATACCCATCGCTCCGAGCTCGATCAGGATTGTCGGCAGGCCGTCCCAGTCAGAAGTGTACAGCCAGCCGTCGGCATCCTTCATGGGCAGCTGGGCATACTTCGAGAAGGGCGGGTTCAGTCGCAAGTTCGGGGGCAGACCCGACAGGTCCGGTGGCGTGTCAAGGACCGCTTTACCCCAAGCATCGAAATCAACGTCGGGCATCGCTCGCGCCCGGGCGATTACGATGTCGAACCGCTTCTGGCGGTCGAGACGCCCGCCCC